GTTGTCTTCGATTGCCTCTTCGGTAATCGAGAAACCCAAAGCGATGGTTTCGTGGTTATAGCGGGTAGTCCAAGCTTCCTGCGCATTGTCATAAGCAATGGCAGCGCCCTCGTTCTTCACCGGAGCGGCGGAGAAGCCAGACAGCTTGGTTTCTTCTTCGAACGAACGCTCAGAAGCTTCGGTTTCATAAATTTCTTTATGTTCTTCGCCGTAACGAGCGTACTCCATACCAAACAAAGCGTTCAAGCCGGGCAGGAGTTCCTTCAGTAGTTGTGCACGTGAAATTGCCATTTTTAGTTACTCCTTAAGCAATGCTGGTGGCAGCGTAATACTGGTGTTGACCGAAGTTCAACTTAACCAGCAACTCTGGATACTGGTTAAACACAAGCGTAGAGCTGGCAGCAAAAGCCGACACAGGAGCTTGGTTCAACACAACGGAAGTAGCGCCAGCAGCCGCTGCGGTAGCAACGAACGAGCCGGATGGGATGTACTGACCGTTAGCAGCCAACGAACCCACATCTGTACCTACGGGCAATGCAAAAGGCAAGGCCGAGCAAGTGATGGTGGCGGTAGAGATGCTAGAGAAAGTAGCAGTACCCAAAGCCACTTCGGTATCAGGCACGAGGCCCAAAACGCGCACTGGCAGGGCGTCGGTTGTAGCTGGAGTGGCGCTAGGAGCCAACAAAGCGTTAGCAGAATTGCCGGTATTCACATTACCAGTGTTGTTGATCATAGCCAAGTTTTGACCGATCATGGCGCGAGCGCCACCAGCAACAACGGTAGTAGCAGAACACACAACCGCTTTAAACACGGTGTCGGGATCATCACAAACGATAGCAACAGCGTCACCAGCCAGCGTAGAAGCGGGCCAGTACTGGGCAAATTGCTTTTGCTTGGTCAGAGGGTTGGTGTAAGAACAACCCAAGAACACACCTGTTACGGTGCCGAGAGTACCAGTAGTAACAGACAAACGCTGCACATTACCACGTGACAAACCAACGATGTCGCCGTAGAAAATGTTTGTCGAATATCCGTAGGGGATATCGTATTCACGAGTAGAACCCGCGAATACCTGTCCACCGATCAAATTGATCGGTTTTAGCCCGTATGGGGCATTGATAACGGGATAAGCCATCTAAGACTCCTTAAAAAGTTAAGAACCAGAACCAAAAGTAACCTTCGTGCTTCGTTCAGAGAACTTCTGCATACGAGGGTCGTTGTCTTTCAAGAAGTTATTGTCCACCGAGTCCATCTGAGCTTTGTTTTGGTTTGCGTAAAACGCAGCCCGCTGTTCCATAAATTCAGCCGGAATACGGCAAAGCAATAACCCACCTACTTCAATGTTGCCTTTAAAGCGACCTTCAGCAATAGCGTGCATCATCAATTCAGGATATTCCTCTGCTTTGCAGGGTTCATATCCCTCTCGCAACTTGGAAGAAATGTTACTTGGATCGTCTACGCCACCAGCACTAAGGCGGATATAGCGATGACTCCACCCCGGACGTTCATCCGGTTGTGGCAAGGTATCCGGTTGCCTCCAATACATTGGGCGAGCCGTTACTTTACGGGAATCCAATTCGCGGTCTAAGCGATTTTGGGCCTTTTCAGAATTTTTACCTTGTTCCATCTTCATTCACCTCTCTTTAGTTGAGCAACCTGTTTTGCATAAAGTTCAATTGGCACCCCAAGACGACGCGCAATGGCGGCTTCGGATGCTTTCAACTTAACGCGGTTAGGCGGGGTACTACGGGTAGCCGGAGCTACTACCGCAGCGGGTTTAGTTGCACGGCGTGGGGTTTCATACTCCTCGACCGGTTCTGACGTTCTTTTTTTAGGAGGCGGTTCGTCGTCCTCATAGCTCTGAACATCTTCAAATTGTTCAGGAAATCTCTTGCGCATCGTTTTATCGATGGTTTTAAAATACTCTTCAGTACCTATATACTCGGCACCATACTGCTTTTGGAGCTTTCTGTCAAGCCCCATAGCAGCTGCCGTCATTTCTTCGTCTATACCCCACCACTCACTATTGTCATCAACCCATTTCTGAGTTCTAGAATTAACCTTTGGTTGGGGGGAAGTAGCGGGCTGAAACTCTTTTTCTTCAACCTCGATAGGCCGCATTACTGAAGCCTTGTCTATCTTCAAAGTAGCCTTGGTAATTTCAGCTTGAGCTTCGGTTAATGCGTCTGCATCGCCCTGCTCATACGCCTCTTTGTACCGTTTCTTGGCTGCATCTAATTCGATTTGCGCGGCGGATTGAGATTGCTCAATATACGCCTTGCTCCCGTAAGAGAGCTGCTGCTGAAGACGCTTATTTTCTTCAAACACTTGGCGGGCAAAAGTTTCAGCGGCCTCCCTTTCACGGAGAGCCTCTTCTTTAGCGCGACGTTCATCATGGTATCCACGAGTAAACTTCTTAATACGCTGCTGTACTTTTTCGTCGTATGAGGATAACTCATCTTCGGTAGGGTCTTCAACCGGCTCCCTCATGGGTTTTCGGCCTCGATCTTGTACCGGGGTGTCGTCTTCTATCTCTATTTCAAGCTTTTCTTCAGCAATAGCCTCAGATTCGTTTTCGTCGGGAAACTTAAAAGTTTCGCCTTTAAACTCCTGTGTAGACATGATTTACTCCTTATGCTGCACGTGTAATTCCACGGGGATCTTCCACGACTGCCTCAACCGAATCATCGTTAATGATGCGGAATTCGCGGCCTTGTATCTTCAGGCGGGTGCCTGAATTAGGTCGGACAATTACAAAATCGCCTGCTTTGCACGACGGCCCGCTAGGAAAGCGCGTCGGGTCTTTATAGGCATCAGGCCCAAGCTTCACTACAAAAAGGACTGGGGTCAGCACTTCTTCGTAATGCATGGTTTGGGTTGGTTTAATTAGCGAACTATCCGCAAATTCTTCAACAGCTTCTGGTACAACGCACAGAAGATGAAACGTCTTTGGATCGGGTAGTTGCTTGGCTTTCTGCTCGGCGCTCGTATTAAGAATACCGGACAAATCTATCGCCGCCACGTCATAATCACTCATCAGAGTCCTCCATTTTTTGCACGAGGTCTTTAACAAAAGATTCTGCGTAGGTCAGACCCCGGATGATCCCGCAGACATGCCGATACTCGGCGAAATCCTTAGCTCCTCCCCCGTTAAGGAAATTAGCTTGGTCGCCCCTGAGCTTGTCAATTTCATGGGCGATGTAAGAAAGTAATCTGTGCTCGTTCAACTCTTCTCCTTCTTAGGCTGTTGTCGCGCGGATTGTGCAGCGCGGTTTTGCTGGGCCATTTGTGCCCGATGCTTGGCAATGTCCACGCCCATACGGACGCTTTCAAGTTCTTGCTGTTTATTAGCTTTGTCTTTCTGTGCAGCTGCGGTTGCGCCAACTTGCATAGCTCCAATTTCTTTCTGCGCCGCGATCCGTGCCTCTTCAATCCGAATCTGGTCGGCTTTAGCTGCGGCGTCAATTTGTTGCTTCTGGGCTTTAAGCTGCAAGTCCTGCTGCTTAAGTTGGAGTTCCTGCATTTGCATCTGCACGATTGGGTCTTGCATTTGTTGCTGAGCTGCCTGTTGTTGAGCTGCCTGTTGATCCCGCTGCGTTAACATTTGTGACGCCTTAGCCGCCATAATGGCAATTTGATCCGCCATCTCAGGAGAGATCTGCTTGTTCTTCTCCTCACCGGGCAACGGTGAGCCTAGCGCCATCTCTATCTGCTTGCGATACTCGAACGCAATGTGCTCGTTTATGTGAGCCATCGCCGCAGCCATGATCGCTTGCGCTTGCGGGTTCATCTGCATCAACTGCTGAATCTTGGGGTTCTGAATAGCTGCCATGTGCACCTGAATGTGCGCCTCGTGGTTCTGCTCGATGAACGCCTTGACCGGCTTGCCAGTCAGCACGTTCTGGTTCTCCTGCACGGGGTCTGTCGGAACTGCATCGTCCTCAACCGGCACCAACTTGCTGGCATTCTTTATGCCCAACACCTCAATCATCTGGCGGTGTAACAGTGGTAAGTTGTACAACTGCGGGGCGCTCTGCGCCAGCTGCAACACGGCTTGGTACTGCACAATCTTCTGCGCCATCGTAGCGGCGTTCGGATCGCTTACAGGAATAACGTCAATCGAGTCGTAGTCGGCTTTCTTTGCGCGGCGACCGGCGTCTTCTGGCTCGTAGTCGTATTCCTCGGGTGTGTAGTCCGCGATGATAGTCTTGAGCAGCTTGAACTCCTGCTTCATACTATAGTGCAAGCGGGCCTGCACAGCGGTCATAACTTTTAATGTGCGCTCTAATATAGCTAGCGTGGTTCCAACCGGCGCTTGGTTGGACATATCAGACACCTTCATATCACCTGAAGATGCGAACGAGCGTCCCTCCTGCACAATGTTCTGAAACAACGCATACAAAACTTGGCTTGGTTCTTTGTATGGAAGCGGTAAAATGTTGTCACGGATCGATCCGGAAGGCACATCCACGTCCCTAAATTCTCCGGGCTGTATCGGAGTGTCATCTCCCTTGATCCTCAGCCCCCTAGATTTCAAGCCGCCGGGCAGGTTGCTCAAAGTACCTGCATCTACCAACTGGCGAATCAACATCGTGGCAGACTTTGCATATCCACCAATTAGGTGAATCAATCCATATCCATAGAACCCAAACCCGGGGATGTACTGGTAATGCACAAAGTGCTGGCGTTTTGTATGCAGCTCGTCGCCTTCGTACCAATTACGGCGGATAGCCAAAACTTTGCGGCTACCTTTTTCTATGGTGACAACATACGGCAGGGCAATGCCAGTCTCGCGGCCTTTTTTGTCCTTGTGCTCGAACCCGGGCAAATCTAAATCTACGTGCATCTCCAACAGGCGGTACCGGTCATCCTGAGTGGCGCTCAGGCCCATCTCTTCCGCTTTCTGTTTTTCAATGTCGTCTAGTTCGTGCGAGGGCTCCCCTAGGTCTACGTCCATGTAGAACCCAGCCTCCATCAGCTTGCGGAGTTCATTCTTAGACTTTCGCATCACGTGTGCGACACGTTCTGAAGACTCTAGATTAGACGCGCCATACGGCACAACGATATCTTCGGCGGTAATAAACATCGCCACTTGACGCCCCAAGTTGGGGTCGTAGTAAACTTTCTTAAACGCGCTACCCGCTAACGGCAAGCTCCACAGCATCTTCTCATGCTCGGGGCGGTACTCCACCATAACTTCAGTAAGTTGGTAGTTCATGTCCTCACGTACTCGCGCGGCGGCCTCTTCCCTCAATAAGTCAACAGCGCCAACAATCTGGGTTTTAACCGGCCCCATAGCGGGGAAAGTCTCCATCATGGCTTCTGACTGGAACCTTACAACTGATTCGGTCAGCATCGGGTGAAACACCCCGCAAGCACCTTGCCACGGTTCTGTGCGATCTTCGTATTTCAATCCCAGCAACTTTAGACCGTCCACATAAGTCTGTATCCAGTCACGGCGATCCATTACGTCTTTGCCAAAATCTTCAATCAATTCTTCGCCCAACGAATCAACTTCAGAGTCGTCCATGTACTCGGCAAGGTTGGCGTCAAAATCTTCGGCGGTTTCTTTATGTGGTTTAAGATCAATCTCTATGTCGCCAAGTCCTATGTTTACAGACTCAGGATCTTCGATCTCAATCTCGATAGGCATGTCATCCTCCATAGGAAGACCTTGTGGTGCTGCGTATAAACCTTTTTCCATTGCCATAATGCGTCCTATTTAAATGCCGGGCCAAGCGCCCAAGTGACTGCCGAATACCTTACGCCCCAAGTGACCGGCGTAACCCTATGCTCCATAAACGAAGGAAACACAAGAATGCTGCCACGCTTAGTCAGTATGTTATTACTGTCCACACCCTTAATCTGCAACTCGCCGCCCTCGAACTCCGAGGAGTCATTCAATAAAATACTGACAGACAGTTTGCGCTGCATGCCGTCTTCCGGCTCTGTGCCATCTATATGCCAAGCGTAATGGCCACCATCTTCTGCGGCATACCTACCTATCTGTACCTGCTCTAGCAGGCTAAGCAAAAAGTTCCACTCCGCCTTTATGTTGGAGTCGGCTATGTAAGTTTGCGCCACGCAGCCAATCGGAGTATTTGGCCCTTGCCACACCACGTCGGTGATTCTTTTCTCCGGAACCTTTATCTTATTCGTAGCCACTAGACCATCTTCCGCATAGTCCCAGTCTACGCTATTTACAATGTAATCGCAAAAGTCTTTAGACAACACAGACTCATGTAGCAAATATTTGTTCTTAACCATGTTTACACCGTATAAAAGCGTTCTCTTTTTGCACTTCTAAACCACTGAATTTCTTCTGGTTCATCGATAGGTAAACGAAGAAACCCGCCCTGCCTAAACCGCATCAATGCTAAAGTTGTGGCGTCGACCAAGTCATCATGATCGCCAGATGGAAATGCGGCCACCTCATCTACCAATTCTTCGGCCCACCTAGTTTGTGGTACCCATACCTTGCCAGACGCGATTATGTCTGATACTGAGTTCAAGCGGGCGATTTTGTCTTGCCCTTTTGACGGTGTGTATTCCTGCACCGGCACGCCCATCGCGCGTAGGTCGTAAATCAACGGGGCTCCCGAAGCTTTCTTTTCGATCAAAACCCCATCCGGCTCGTAGTCGTGGTACTCTTTTAGTACATCCCGTTTCAAGTCCGGGTACTCCACGCGCTTCTTATATGTGTTGAGCAAAATGATGTTAGGGGCTGAGTTGTCCTCGTCTAAATTAAACACGCCCCACGTCGTACCGGCTGAATAGTCAGCGCGGTTGTTTTTCTCAAACGCCGTGTCCCAAGTCTGTAATATGTACTGGCACTGGGGCGGCCCATCTTTCTCCCACCATTTCCACCAATCCCGTTTCACAATAGCGGACTCGTTACCTACTGGGTTCTGCTGGTACTGCGCTTGCCACTTAGCATTCGGAAGTTCTTCCCGTAGCGCTTCCAACTCCTCCAATGACCAAAACTGTGGCCACAGTGGGTTGCCACTCGGCAAAATGGCGGGAAACTCAATCACCTCCCACTCTTCACCCCCACGAGCAGCGGATGCTTTGAGCACTTGACCCGTCAAATCTCTTTGAGCCCACCGTGTCATAACTACAACAATAGCCCCGCCCGGCTGTAGACGCTGACGTGGGCCGGATGTGTACCACTCATACACTTTATCGTATACCTCGGGATTACTAGCAGCCATCGCCGCCTCCTGCTCCGAGTGCGGATCGTCAATTATGAGCAAGTCGGCACCTTTACCCGTTACGGCACCGCCAACACCGATAGCAAAGTAGTCGCCACCCTTACTGGTGTTCCATCGACCGGCAGCTTTACTGTCTGCTTGCAACGAAAGATCGGGAAATATGCCGTGATAGACCTCGGAGTCCACCAAGTTACGCACTTTTCGGCCAAATCCAACCGCTAATTCAGCTGTGTGGGACGTCTGGATCACTTTTTTGTGCGGAAATTTACCTAAAAACCAGCTCGGCAACAGATATGACGCGAATTCTGACTTTGTATGCCGTGGTGGCATGTTAATAATCAGTCTTTTGCACGTGCCGTTAGCCACTCGCTCAAACGCTTCGGCCATTCTCTTGTGGTGAGCGCCAGAAATGAACGTCGGCCACACTTTTTCTACGTATTTTATGAAGCGCTGCTGCACTAACTCGCGGTTCTTCAGCTTCTCTAAGTGTGTGAGCTGCGTCTCCAGCACTCTTAAGTCAGACTCCGAGAGTAACCCGGCGTTTATAGCCCGCTCGATGTCCTTTAGAGACACATCATTCACTGGGCGGCTCCTGCGGCTCTTCTTCTTTTGCTCCTAACTGAGCATCCAAGTCATCAATCGGCGTTACGTCTGTCACGTCTGAGTTAAGTAGCCGCTTTATCCGCTCTTTAATAGAGTTCTCTAATGTTACAGAACTCGTGTGGTGCACTGTTATCTCGCTGCGCTCGGTAAACAGCCCAATGTCCGAGTGCTTACCAAGTAGCTCAAGGGCTTTAAGTTCCAACTTCGGGTCGCCACAGTCGGCAATCGAGATAAGTTTGTTGGTTATAAAGTTTCTGGCTTGCAAAGCATCAGAAAACGCTTGGAAGTCAAACCGTTGTACTAACGTATGTGCAGCTTTTGCTTCTGCCGACACCGACACAGTTCGCGGGGTAGCTGATTTGCCCGCACCGGTAATTAAATTTTTTGCTTTGTCTAGGTCGGCATCATCAAAGTCGATGCTTCCGCCGAGCTGCTCAATAAGATCTACGGTGTTTACAGCCACGGCTACGCTATCCGCATGAGTCTTGGGTTGCTCATCGGATAGGTCGTACGGAATTTTGTGTTCCAAGGTAGGTGTTAGTTCAATCATGGCACCGAATAAACGGGAATGGCCGAATGTAACAGAAAAATATAGTAGTACGCAATAGGGGAGGTTGGGACTCCATGCCGGGGGGTATTTATATATAGAGGGGGGTGGGGGGTTTCGTGGTACAAAATGAAGGGGGGTGGGGGGTAAAACTAAATTCGACTCATCGGTTGAGCGGATTAGTGTGTATGGAGTCCCAACCTCCCCTTTGCCTCAATTTTGGGGGGTGGGGTTAGTGAGCGCTTACACCTAACAATGTTAGGCCCGTTTCCCTCCGCTAATTATTGTTCACGAATAGCTTTTATTTTGCACCACTAAGTGATATAATACAATCATGCTGAACGATACTGTTTAGCATCATATACGAAAGTATATGTAACATTGTTAGATACATTAGAAAGGTTAGATCATCATGGATACAGTTAATACAGTCATTGCACCAGTCAACACCATCGAGGATTTGCGTAAAGCGGTGGCAGATGCTGTGGTTAGAGCATACGGTGCAGAGCGTGAGTATGCCCAAGCATTGTGTGGCACGTTACCCGCTGAGTGGTACTTGGTGGAACATAGGGATACCAGCCCCGAGGCCAAGCTGGTGCACGCTGAAAAGAAAGCATTATTCGCAGTGCTTAACGCCGCGAGGCACACTAACCCGAGTACCGTGTGGGCAAGGGTGCGTAAGTATGCCCAAGAGTACATTGAGGGCGTGCCCGAAGCCACTACCACCGAAGGTGAAGCTGAGGGTGAATCGGATGGCAATGCACGTCACACGCGCAGTCTTAACCTGCGCTTGATTGAAGAGCTGAGTACATTGTGGAAGGCGACTAAACGCGCTGAATCACTCAGCACGAAAGAAGCTCAGGCACAGACACACATAGCGTCTGCTCTAACTGCCCTCGGCGTTGATCTATCGACTATCGAGTAAGTACGCGGCGGGGGGAAACCCCCGCCTAACATTGTTAGGTAACTTGGAGAAACCATGTTAACAAGCCCCGAGATATTTCAGTTGATCTGTTTAGTAGGCATAGTCGTTCTAGTGTTTGTCGGCCTCATCACGTACGACCGCGACTAACCCCTACCACTCCACCACCAAGCCCGCTTTAAGCGGGCTTTTTTGCGTCTGCGTGTTTCACGTGAAACCTAACAATGTTAGGTGTAACATCGTATAACATTGTTATGTTTAGTGTTCACGAAAGGTTTTTGTCTACCAGTTCTCTGCGTGGCGGTAGCCCCAAGCTAATGTTACGTTTCTCTTTTGGGCGAATCTAGCGTCTACCAGTTCTCTGCGTGGCGGTAGCCCCCAACCTAACAATGTTATGTTTTTTGGGGCAATGTTACAGAATGTTATTTTGTATCACGCCGCAAACCCGCATGAATGCTATATTGTTAAATGTTACAATGTTACACGAGGGGTATGACGACTAAAAAATTTGAAAACGAACGCGCATGGCAGAAAGCGCAATTTGTACTACACCACTTTTAGACCCCGCTCTCTCTCTATATCTATAACATTATAACTTTATAACATTACATAGTTTTTTAGTCATTTTATTCAATTAAATCAACAACTTAGTATTGTTACGTTTTCTCCAGACTTTTATAACATTTAACACTACTTTCGTAACATCACCTGCGCCTTTTGTTACGTTTCCACCTGCCGACCTTTAGTCTGCCCCAAGACTAAATAACTTGATTTTACCATAACATTGTGGTATAATATAAAGGTAGATGGGGAAAAACCGTCTACACTCCAGCACCTAACAATGTTAGGTATATGTTAGAAAACTTTAGAAAGGTTAGAAATGCTTTACAACCCTGATTACGAATGGCGCGATTGCGTCGACTGCGGCGATGAAGTCCACATCGACCGCTGGCAACTTGGCTACAAGTGGTGCAAGTTCTGCGGTGAAGACCGTGCCCGCACCGAGCGCATGGGCTGGTGCATTGTCCAAGAGTATGGTAAAGGTAACTATCAATTCGTTACCGCCAACTCCGCACCGACAACTTTGAAGCAAACCAACCAAAAATCTTTGAGGGGCTAACAATGTTAGGTAAAACCGTAAAAATGAAGACATCTAAATTAACAGGAGCCGCACTTGATTGGGCGGTTGCAAGGTGTGAAGGCGTGGACTATCTTTCCGCGCACAAAGACGGTTTTGCAGTAGAGTACCTCAGTTACTCAACTGATTGGTTATTGGGCGGTGCAATTATTGAGCGGGAAAAGCTCCACGTATGGTTCAGCGAAGAGTCGGTGGACGAAGAAGGCAACCTATTAGGTATCTCTGAGTGGTACAGTGAGCCATCATTTACCAGCGACCGCGACGAGGAGACTTACCGATGCACAACTGGGCCGACACCGCTTGTTGCGGCTATGCGTGTTTACGTTGAATCAAAACTGGGCGACGACATCGAGATACCCGAGGATCTAGAATGAACGCAGCACGTAAGAAGAAACCAGTAAGTCGGTTTCACTACACACCGAAGTACCAACCCTACAACACCGGTAAGGTATTGATAGGATCGAATTACTTTCCCAAAACTAACTACGTTTGCCCCGTAGGTGAGAAGGTACAAGCTGCCCTGCTGGGTATCGAGTCCGACTTTTCTCGCCGTAAGGTCAGGAACTTTGTGCTCTATATTGCCGTAGCGATGGTTATGTACATCGTCGTCGCAATTGTGGCTAATTAAGTAGGAGCTAACAATGTTAGGTAAATACTACGTCACAGGTTGGAGCGCGAGGTTCGGCACATGGATGGCTGAAGTCTATGACGCGCGGACTATGGAGGCGGCGAAGGAGAGGTTTGCGATTTCTCATCCACAACTACGCCAAGTTAAGGCGTACGCACTTAGGAGTAATTAAATGAGCTATGAATCATTGCGATACGTTCGCAGGGCCGATAAGTACGAAGCAGCTAAGAAGATATGGGAAACCATTAAACCTATTCGTGGCAGACTAATCGATACCCGACCATTGGGCAGACGCAAGGATGCTGACACGTTCACGGTTCGCATGGTGGACGGCGTGGTTGAGTTCGTGCTGTACAAGTCGCCGCTGATTAAGTTCTGCCCTGATGACACAGTCATCGTGGACAGCTGTGGTTACATGACCAACTTCACGACGGGGTTCATCTCTCATGTATTGGGGCTTAATAAGTGTAGCCGCAAGGGTGATGCCATTGTCCTCGACGTTAATCGTGATCGAGTTGTTGCTTTGCAGAAGGGCAGTCAGCTGGTATTACGCAAGACCGAGGGGGCGTGGGACGTGGTGAATGCCGAGCCTGTGTATGGGTACAGAATAAATCGTACCGCAGCTAACAATGTTAGGGCGAGGTACTCCGAGTTCGCCGACTACTTTGAAGGGTTCGTTAAGTTGCGGCAAGAGGAGCACATCGAGCACGAGGGTTCGTACTACGAGCAGACGTACATGGCTGTTAAGTATTCCGGTGACGAGTTAGGTTTTTGGCAGGAGCAAAAGGAACTGCATCCGCACCTACATATATCGGACGTGGACGAAGGCATACCTAGAAGGCCGTGGCGTGACCATCGGGTGAGAGAGGATGGTTTTACCCGCCTAGACAGTTACGAGTACACAGTTAACTTGATGGAGTCTCTGATACGCAATGACCAAGATGACAGCACCAAGCACGATAACTTTTACAAGGCGGCGATGGGGTTCATGTTGAGTACTGCTTCAGGGTACAGCCCAACCTTTTTAGTCTATAGAGCTAAGTCGTTGCAGGTGTTGAATATTTTCGACAAGTTCGTTCTTATGTACAACGCTAGGGAAGTACTCAAGCGTGTGGAGTTACGTAGTGGAGCCACGCCTAACGCGCAGTACGTGCGTTGGATGGGTGAAGACTAAATAACTTGTATTTAGTATAACTTTGTGGTATAATATAATAGTTAGTAGTAGTTAGATGTCAGTAGTTAGTTTATCAACCCGCCTAACAATGTTAGGCTTCATTAGGAGTGTTAGAAATGGCAGAGATTAGCTTTGGTAAGACAGTCACCCTCAAGCAAGCGGCGACTTTGATTCGTACAAACCCCGAGACACGGTTCATGCTCAGAGGTGAGCCGGGCATTGGCAAGTCTTCCCTATTGGAGAGTATTGCTAACGGCCTTGGGTATGAGTACGCATACATAGATGTACCGAACATGGACTTAGGTGATATCGCTATGCCGGTCATCGACCACGAGACAAGGACAACACGGTATTACCCCAACGCACGGTTCAAGGTGCACGAAGGCAAGCCGACTGTAATCATGCTCGATGAGTTCACCAAGGGTGCCGACCCAGTTAAGAACATGTTGCACCCGATGCTGGAGAAAGCCAACCCGCGACTGGGCGACATTGCGCTTTCTAAAAATACCATTGTGTTTCTGACAGGTAACCTTAGCACGGACGGTGTAGGCGACAGCTTGAAGGCGCACAGTATGAATCGACTTGTGTCTATCACAGTAAGTAAACCGACAGCGGACGAGTGGATCGAGTGGGCTATTAACAAAGGTGTTGAGGCCGAGGTGATTGCGTGGGTGAATAGATTCCCTCATGCATTGGCTAGCTACACGGACGCTGGACAGGGTGACAACCCGTACATCTTTAATCCTAAGAAGCCTATGACTGCGTTCGTATCACCACGTTCGCTTGAGACAGCATCTAACATTGTTAGGACTCGCAAGGAGAATGATGCCGACTCCGTCATAGCGGCGTTGACTGGCGCGGTGGGTGAATCGGCGGCGCGGGACATGCAGGCGTACATCGAGTTCTCTGATCAACTGCCTACGTGGGAGGCGACGATCAATTCGCCTAAGACTACAACGATACCCACAAGCCCGGGCGCGTGTGCGATTGTGGTGTTCGGTGCCATATCTAGGGTTACTAAAGAAACCATAACTCCATTCATGGAGTACTTGGAGCGGTTCGACGCCGAGTGGCAAGCGGTGTTCGCTATCAACATAGCCAAGACCCCATCGAAGCAGAGCATTGCGTTCAGTTGCAAAGCGTTCGCCGAGTGGGTTGCCAAGAATCAAGACTTACTTTGATAGGAGCTAACAATGTTAGAAGAGCGCAAGCTACAAAAATCTAAGATCACGTTGATGCGTGATCACAGGTTCGCCTTGTTACAGGGCATCATGATGGTCGGTAAAACTAAGGTAGCCGACAACATCCCAACTGCGTGTACTAACGGTAGGGACGAGATATACGGTAGGGCGTTCGTCAAGTCTCTCAAGGAGAAGGAGCTTAACTTTGTAGTGGCGCACGAGAACGGCCACAAGATGTACAGGCACCTGACTACGTGGCGCAAGCTGCACGATGAGGACACCCGTCTGGCCAATGCCGCTTGTGACTACGTTATTAATCTCATGCTCAAGAATCTTGATCCTGATGAGAGCGTCATTGCTATGCCTAGATATCAGAGCGGCCCGATGAAGGGCAAGTTGATGGGACTGATCGATGAGCGGTTCAAGGGTATGAATGCCAAGCAGGTGTTCGACATACTCAAGCAGGAACGAGGGGATGAGGGCGGCGATGGTGACGGTGGCGCTGGTGGTAACGGTAGCGGTGATGGAGAGTTGGACTCCCACGACTGGGACGGTGCCAAGGACATGACCGAGCAAGAGCGGCGCGAGCTTGAGCGAGACATTGACCAAGCCATACGACAAGGTGCGATGGCCCAACAGAAGATGGCGGGTAGCGGCGGCGGTGGGTTAGACCGAGAGCTACAAGAGTTACTTGAGCCGAAGGTTAACTGGCGTGAAGTATTGCGCGAGTTCGTCAAGTCCACGTGTGGTGGTAAGGACAAGTCATCTTGGCGCAGGGTTAACCGTAGGTTCTTATCCACAGGCGTGTACATGCCGTCGCTAATCAGCGAGAAGGTAGGTCACTTGGTGATTGCTATCGACACCTCAGGTTCGATAGGTGGTGATGAGCTGGGCGAGTTCTTGTCCGAGGTTAAGGGTATTGCGGAAGAGGTAAACCCCGAGGTGGTGGACTTGCTGTACTGGGATAGCGAGGTAGCTGGGCATGAGACTTACTCAAGCTCAACTGCGGCTGATATCCCCAGTTCAACCAAGCCCAAGGGTGGCGGAGGTACAAGCCCATCATGCATATCTGCGTATCTCAAAGCGAAGAACATTCAACCTGAGTGTGTGATTGTGTTGACAGACGGGCATGTGGGTGGCGACTGGGGTAGTGAGTGGAGCGCACCTGTAATGTGGGCAATCGTTGGTGACAACGACGTAATGGCAAGTAATGGTAAGACTATTCATATCAAGGAGTAAATCATGGGAAATAAATCGTTAATGGGTTCGCTTGAGTACGACGAGGCTACTGAGGAGGGCGTCGTCAACATCGACTGGGACAAGTTGCCCGGCAATATGGTAGGGCTAGACATCCTGAGTGATTGGATACTGGGGCTGACCGACATATACAACCTTAAGGTTAAGGAGGTTTACAGAAGCGTGGGGGATGAGATATGAATCTAGAACTAAGCGAGTGGGAGCGTGGCTACCTAGCCGCACTAGTGAGGGATGACATCGAGTTGCTTAAGGACTACAACATCGCGGAGATGGGTATGTTGCGAGACAACTTGCAGTCTCTGAGAGAGAAGTTATCGAGTGTAGTTAATTTAACCAAAGGAGAAGTGAAGTGAATAAGTACGTACTCTATACAGACCCCGGACATGCATGGCTTGAGGTTCCGCTGAGGGAGCTGAAGATTTTAGGTATAGCCAAGGATATATCTAGCTACTCATACGTAAAGGATGGGTTGGTGTACTTGGAGGAGGACTGTGACTTAGCCGTGTTTGCGGAAGCGAAGGACAAGATAAAGGAAGAGTTTGACTGGCGTGTAGTGCACACAGACCATGACGCCGCATGCCGTGGCTACCAGCGTTTCGATGCAGCAAGTGTTTAATTATTTAACCGAAGGAGAAGTGAAGTGAGTATTAGTTCATCAGCATTGTTAGTGGAATTGAATATCAGCGTATGGCCAGCGTCTAAAGTAGACCGAGAGATCACCGACAAGGTAAACACAGACGCAGGCGCGGTGCGAGGTGCATCGCAGACTAAGAAGAATCTGTTTGCAGGTACTTCATTACGCAAAGACATATCAGACTTTGCGGCTAGGGTTCGGCTGTTCCACAACAAGCACACGTTGCCGTGGGCAGACAAGGGGGAGCGCATGTTGCCGACTGCGTTGTTTATGGATTACAAGCAAGCCATGAATGGGTATGAGCATTCGTTCAACATGATGTGTAACAACTTCTTCCTAGAGTACCCGCGCCTAGTGTCCGAAGCCCCGCAAGCATTGCAAGGGCTGTTCAAGGCAGAGGACTATCCCGACATCGAGGATGTCAAGTTGAAGTTTGGGTTTAGGAAAGCAGTAAAGCCTTTACCAGAATCTGGCGACTTCCGTCTAGACATACCAGCGCATGACTTAGAGGAGATGAAAAACGACTACGAACAACAATACAGCAATAGGTTAGCCGAGGCTATGCGTGAGCCTTGGGATCGACTGCACAAAACCTTGGTGGGTATGTCAGAGAAGCTGACGGATGCCGACGGGGACGAAACGAAGAAGCGTTACCACGACTCTCTTATTAGTAACCCGCTGGAGCTGTGCCAGCTGCTCACCAAACTTAACGTCACCAAAGACCCGAAGCTGGAGGAGGCGCGTAAGCAGGTAGAGCTAACAATGTTAGGTGCAAGCATCGAGGATATCAAGGAAGACGCCGACTCACGTAGCGAGTTGAAATCTAAAGTAGACGCTATCTTGAACAAATTTACATGGTAAGGACATGAACATGAACATGAACATTTCAGAATTTAACAACGTAACCGTATCTAAAAAAATGCGCGAGCGGATGGAAGCAGAAGACTTGGACAACGTGAAAGCCCACTCAATGTTGGCCGAGCTTGTCAAGCATGTGGCTATAAACAACCCGCTTTGGAGGCTTGTCGGCTTAGACGGACTTGCTTACTCCGAAAGCAAAACTATGGTGCTCACCAAGCTGGCGGTGATGAAAGACTCTGAAACCCTAGGGTATGTGTTTAGAGACTACGTACGTAGGGAGTACCGCATAGTGGTGAAGAACGACCGTATATCCAAGACTATGCAACGGGGAAGTGGATATTCAACAAGCAGCTGGGAGAAGGCCGCCTCGAAAATTAAGAGAACATTCGTACCTCTAAGCGTATATGAACGTATGGATAAGGCCCATAGTGAGGCTTCAAGGTGTGTCACTAACCAAGTTTGGGAGCGTGAGCGGAAGATAGACCGAGAGTCTAGGCACTACGAAACCAGCGCAAGGGACTGGGCTCTAGGTGCGGGGCGGGACATGTTCGTCAACTATGTAAAAACTCAGCTAGCGCCAACGGAAGGTGCTCGACTGATTGAGGCTATGGACATAGTAAATACCACGCACACCGAGATGATTACCATCAAGAAAGTTAGGGATCATCTAGGGCAAAGTGGTACTACGCTAGTGATAAAAGATTGTGATACATATTTGGTTAAAACGCTAGACAATGTACAAGTCTATGACGATAATACATTGCCACACAATTTGCGAATGGGGGTTGGCATGCTCAAGTTGGTGGAGGTGGAGCACTTCATATCCAACGTAGGGTGCAGAGTGTCGGAGGAGGTGTTCGTACTTCTAGTGGACGAAGAACCTAACAATGTTATGGAGGCGCAGTGATGATTAAGTGGCGGGAACTGGTGGAAAAGCTGAAAGCGGCGGTTTTCTACGTAGAGGTAATGCTTGTAGGTATCGGGGCATTCGCTGTTTTGTTCGTGGCTGGTTTCTGTACTGGCTACATTGTTGAAAAATTTCCTATTTGGATGGAGGCACTCAAATGATTGACGATTCTTTTAACTTAACGATGGAGCACGTCTCCGAAAACGACGATGGCTCATGCAATGTCATGCTGCACATGGACAACAACGCAGTCAAATGCTTGATCAACTACGGGTTTGTGAGCTTGCTCAGAGATGCAATCCGAGACGGCAGGATTCTTAAAGCTGACGAAGAGAAAGCCGGTGGAACAGAATGAACTGCTTTGTATGCAGCAAGCCGGTGGAGTTCAGCGAAGAGTCTGCGTTTATCGGTAGGTACGCACACCAAGCGTGTTTCTTGGAAAGCCTACTCAAACAACGGGACGCCGCGCTCGAAATACAGAAGCTGGAGAGGGAACGTATCAACGTAGAGGAGAAACGAGATGAAACCTAAAGAGCTTGCTGTTTTAGAAATGTGCATAGAGAACGGCATTACCTACGGCATGACCCGCGCCTACAAGCACACGGATGAGCCGACAGACGATCAAATTAAGTACGTAATCAGAGATGCAATCATGCACGAGATCTATGAATGGTTTTACTTTGAAGAGAGTATGGAATAAGTGACCCCATCGGGTCATTTTGTAACGATTTTGAGCAAATAAACATGTTTTTGTCCCCATCGGGACATTTTTTGGAGGTTTTATGAAGCTACTTATCGCTTGCTACTTAATCGTAATGGGGGTCGCCCTTGCGTCTTCCCTGATAACCATTGCAACCATCTACTTGCTAGGCAAGTTAATGCCATTTACCTTTTAGGAGAGTTATGAAAGTCTACATCAGCAAGTACAGAGACCACTGGGTCTCACCTTACACGATCTTGGAGAAGGTATTTTTTTGGAGGGAGATTGACTATGACGAGCCCAAATTAACGAAGTGGGCTGACAGACTGCGCCCCGTATGTGAGGGTGTGCAGAGTTTTTTAGATCGAATCCATCCTAGGATTACTTACGTCAAGATAGACAAGTGGGACACATGGAGCATGGATCACACCTTGGCTCTTGTTATCTTACCTA